CCGAACGATGCCGCATGTCTGAAAGGATTCTATCTATGCCACTGCCGCCTATCGCCTTTTACTCGATCTATGAACTTTCAGCGCGCTGGGGCTGTCCTCCGGCCGATGTCGCGGGCTGGGCCGCAGCCGGGCATTTTCAGGTTCTGGCAGGCATCCCGCCTGTCAGCTGTGGCGATGAGACCGTCGCGGGGCTGGTCGAAGTTCCCATTGCCGAGCTGATGCCGATGTTTCGTCGCTATGGGCCCAGCGATGAACTTTGCCGCCTGAAGCGCGTCCTGCCGCCCGGAAGCAAAGTCTGGCTGAAGGTGACCGATCCCCCTGACGGTATCTCGCTTCGGTCGACGGATCTGCTGCTGGCAGCGCATTCGGTGCAGGAGTTTGAGGAGGAGCGCGATTTGCTGCGCCGCCCGCCCACAAACACAGGGGCTGCGCCCCGCTATGATTGGGATGCGATGTACGCATGGTTGACGTGGTTTTTGTTCGACAAGGGCGTGCCCGAGACGCAAACGGCGCTGGTGGCGCTCGTACAGGACTGGTTCGTGCAAAATTCACGGTCGGGGGATGTCCCGGATGAAAGCACGATCCGCAAGCGGCTTGCGCCACTCTGGCGCAAACTGCGCGGTGAGGAACCGGTCTGAAGGTTACGCCGACTTCGTCAGCCCAGCCTCATCCTGCACCGCATCGTGCACAAGGCGCGGTCGCGGGCGCAGGATGCTGGCCACGGTGTCGACGCCCGCGCGCAGCGGTGAGTCCATCAGATGTGCATAGCGCTGCGTCGTTTGCATCTGGCTATGTCCCAACAGCCTGCCGATCATTTCCAGTGATGCACCGCCACTGACCAAAAGGGACGCAAAGGTGTGGCGCAGGTCGTGGATGCGCACGTCGGGCAGATCCGCCTCTTTCTGGACGCGCGCCCAGAAGCGGCGGATTTCGCGCACCGGCTGGCCAACAACCTCACCGGGGAACAGCCATGGGTTGCCGTTCGGGACGATCATCTGCCGCTGGCGCAAGATGGTCACCACCTCCTGCGAAATCGGCACACGGTGGATCTTGCGCTGCTTGGTGGTCGCGGCGGGTTTCGACCAGATCGCATAGTCGAGGTTGAATTGCTCAAAGCGCGCGGTGCGCACCTCACCCACGCGCGCGCCGGTCAGCATGCACATCCTGATGATCGCCGCCCCGCGCTGATCCTCAGCGCTGTCGAGCACCGCTGCAATACGGGTCAGTTCCTCGGGGCCCAGAAACCGCTCGCGAGCCTGTTCGATGCGCCGGTGGAACCCCTGCGCCGGATTGTCAGCCCGCCATTCCCATTCCATCGCCAGCGTGAACATCTTGCGCAGCACCTCGCCCATGCGGTTGGCCCGGATCGGGGTCGGCTTGTGGCCCTGCAGCTTACGCGCGCGGTTGTTCGGTTTCGCCTTACAGGGACGGGGACGACCCTCGGCCACGAAATCAAGGAACCGCGCCACGTCAGACTTGGTGATCTCGGTCACCAACTTGTTGCCCCATGCCGGTTCCAGCATCTTCCTGAGCATCGAGACCTGATCACCCGCATTGTTTTTCGCCAGTTTGGGGAGATGTTCCGCAATGTAGCGGTCAATCATGTCCTTCACTCGCGGGGCTTCGCGGAAATCCTCCCGCACGGCCAGAGGGTCGCGCCCCTCGTCGATGGCGCGGCGCAACTCCTTGGCGCGTTCGCGGGCAGCAGTGACGCTCCAATCCGGCCAGCGCCCGATGTTCATGCGCCGCTGCCGCCCGGCATGGCGGTAATCGATGGTGAAGGTCCGCGCACCGGAGGATTGGACCCTCACGGCAAAACCGATCACCTCGGTGTCGAAAATCTGATAGCTGACGCCTGCTCGAAGCTCAGCGTCGCGTAAGGTTTTCTCATTCAGTTTCAGTCTGTTGACCATGTATCCGGCCTCCTTGTCCCGTGACACAGGCGTAGATCCGTGCCGTTATCAAGTCAGTGCATGGGAAAAGGGAGGAAGACAGGCGGAAGGTGGAATTGAAGTGGGTGGGGCTATTCCGGTAAATAAAAAAAGCGCTAGGGTAAATACGGCTGGTTGATCGAACTTGAAGACATTTTCGTTACTAAACCGGTATGGCTGCTTTGTGCTAGATTTTCGGCACAGACACTGCACAAAGAAGTAATGAGCGTTTCGGGGGAACTGATCTTGGATATTAAGAAACTCGAGCAAGGGGTGTTGTTTGATGACCGCTTTCTTGACCGTTACGCCGGACCGATCATCTCCGATCCAGCTATTGCCATCGTCGAGTTGGTGGCTAATGCATGGGACGCTTATGCGACCCGCGTCGATATTGTGTGGCCTAAGCGTACTGAAAATATTGCCTTTTCAATCTGCGACAACGGCAAAGGTATGACGCCCGAGCAGTTCCAACGAAGATGGAAGACCCTCGACTATAACCGCGTGGCAGATGAAGGCAGCAAGTCCGCGCCTCCTGATAGTCTGAAGGAAGCGCCCCCCCGACACGCTTACGGGCGCAACGGGAAAGGTCGACACGCTGCGTTCAAGTTTTCCGACCCTTATGTTGTGCGGACATGGCGGGATGGGCAGGAGACTACCTATGAAATCCGCCGCGGTACGACGCAACCTTTTGATGTGAAGGAGCTAGATTCTCGCAACAATATTGCTGGGCATGGAACGGAGATAACTGCGATGGCGTCAGACGGGGTTGCTTTGGATGCCAACGCTGCACGTCAGGTGATTGGCACCCGCTTTTTGGCAGATCCCAATTTTACCGTTTCGGTCGACGGAACGCTGGTAACGTTCGATGACATTCCAGCCGGAAACATTCAGAAAGAAATTGTAGATTTGCCTGGCTTTGGCACTGTCGAGATCATCGCAATCGACAGCCAAAAGGCTGACAGAACGACGCGCCAGCATGGCATCGCTTGGCGCGTAAAGTCTAGGCTCGTGGGAACTCCGGGCTGGCTAGGTTTTGACTATGAGAGGATCCTTGATGGCCGCACTTCAGAGGCGAAGCGGTTCCAGTTTATTGTGTCGGCGGATCATCTTGAGGAAGCAGTACTGGCAGATTGGACAGGGTTCGCAGCGGATCACCCGGCTTGGCTAGCGACCAAGCCAATAGTCCACGAAAAAATAAGAGAATATCTTTCAGGCTTTACCGCCGAGAGAAGGCGGGAGGCCAAGGAATCCATCCGGGAAAACCACAACACCGCTTTGAGAAAATTACCTCCGGCGGGACGTGAACGATGGAACCAGTTCGTCGATGAAGTAATTGATGCCTGCCCTACTATTTCCACTGACGAAGTTGGAAAGGTCGCTGGCATATTGGCGAACCTAGAATTGACCACTTCAAAATATGGCCTGCTGACCAAGCTGCATGAGCTGCCACCGGGTGACTTGGACTCACTGTACCAAATTTTGGATGACTGGACCCTGCGCCTTGCAAAGGACGCGCTTGATGAAATTCAAATGCGACTGAAGCTGATTAAGGATCTGGACGAAAAGCTGCATGATGCAAGTGCGGACGAAGTGGGGGATCTGCAGCCGCTGTTCGAACGCTCGCTTTGGGTCTTTGGACCTGAGTTTGAAAGTCTCGAGTTCACCAGCAACAAAGGCATGACAACCGTCATTCAGCAACTTTTTGGAGGAACAACGAAAGGTAGCCGTCAGCGGCCTGATTTTGCGATGCTACCCGACGGCAGCGTTGGCCTGTACAGTCGGGATGCGCATGATTTCGGCCACGATGTCGACGGTGTGGCCCGGCTCGTCATTGCCGAAATCAAAAAGCCCGGAGTGGTGATCGGCAATGAGCAGAAAAATCAAGCGTGGCGATATGTGAGCGAACTCATCGAACGCGGGTACGTTACCGATGTAACGGAAACGACTTGCTATGTCTTGGGCTCACGAATTCACGCTGCCGAGCGGGGCAACAGGACTGAATGGGACGGCCGCGTCACGATTATACCTATGACCTATGACACGTTTATCCGCCGCGCGGAAAAGCGGATGTTGGGGCTTCAGGAAAAGCTAAAGGATGCGCCTTTCTTGAGAGATCATGGACTGGACACTGAGGCTTTCGTAACAGCTCCAGAACCAAAAATAGGAGACCTCCTTGAAAAGGTCGGTCCGGTCAGCGGTGAAGAAGTCCAACGTTGATTGCATCTGTCGCCACATCGTCGCTGCTCTTGTCAACGTCTGGTCAACCCGCGAACGCAGTTCTGGACACATTGGAAATCTAAGAGCAGCACCGAAACCCGTCCATTCACGCTGAAACTCATCGCCTAATCAGGGGTTTAGCGGATAAGCCATTGATATTTAAGAGTTCTCATCGTCCTTCCGATTGCGGCTCATAACCTGAAGGTCGTTGGTTCAAATCCAACTCCCGCAACCAAATTACTAAATGAATTCAATTGCTTAAAGCCCGACCTAATCAGTCGGGCTTTTGCTTGCCCAATTCTTGTCAACGCCTTGTCAACGTTTGACGAGTCCCCCCTGAAAAATCGGGCTTTTTGGGTTCGGGCACGATCAGCAGCAGCGTCGCATCCGCCACCGTTGAAACCATCGCCCGCAACCGGTATATGACTCAGTCATACCATGGAGGCGCAGATGACCGTCAAAACCACCCTCAGCTTTACCGACCGCCATCACCACTTCCTCACGGAAAAGGTGGAGCAAGGCGTGTTCGCCACCCAAAGCGCAGCAGTCGCGGCTGCGCTGGAGCAGATGATGCAAGACGAACAGGAACGCGACGTGGCCCTAGCAGCCCTCACGCAGGAAATCCGCGCCCGGATGGAAACACCGCGTTCAGTGTTTATCAACCAAGACGATGCGTTCGCTGCCGCGCATGCCACGATCGGTACAGCGCGGGGCGCGTGAATTACCGCATCCGGTTCCATCCTCTCGTCGCGCGTGACCTTGATGCCATCACGCGCTGGATCCTCGACTATGCCGGGTCCGATGCGGCCGCCCGAAAGCTGGTCGAGATCGAGGCGGCCATCGCCACGCTGAAGGCCACACCGCACAAGAGAAGCCTCCGCGATGAAATCGCCCTTGGCCTGCGCGCCATCCATGCAGGCCGGAAAGCCGTGATCGCTTTTGTGGTTGACGATGACCACAGTGAAGTTCTGATCTACGCTGTCACCTATGGCGGTGCCGATTGGGCCATTCGCAGCAGCGCGCGCAGCCGATGACTGCCTTGGCCCAGACCGGACCTTCGTGGACGGCGCAGCGCACGGCAGCAGTGAGCCCAAGTTGCACTATGAACCGATGCTTGTGGCCGCTATAGTGATTTAATGTTGAAACTCGTTGGGCTGAAATATTCTCACGAAACCCCAACTCGCATCGTCTGAAATCCATGAAGGAACAATATCTTGGTTCCACTGAAATCGTCTCAAACAATTTTTGATGATATATCTGAAAGTATTATTTCTAGTGGGTACTTCTTTTCAAGCGAGGTTTCGTTTTGCACTTTGAGTGTGACAGACCAACTTCTGAAACTTGGTCGGCAATTGGGCGAAATTCGATCTGGAAGGTTTGGCAGGCTGGTAGAGGTTCTCTCACCAACAGATAGTTCTAGGGCGCAAATTAACTCTTTAAGTGCAATACACGGACATGGCAATTTCCCATACCATATAGACGGTTCTCATTTCTCCACACCTAGTCGGTATCTGATCTTTCATTGCACGAAAGCCAATGGACAGGTTGCTCCAACCTATATTCTGCACCAAAGGGATATAAATTTTACGGTGAATGAAAATGAAGCAATGCGGACCGGCGTGTTTTTGGTACGAAATGGAAAGCGATCATTTTACGCCAGCATTCTCTCCAAAGACGTTCCTTTTATGCGATGGGACGAAGGATGTATGCAACCCAAAGACAAAAAGGCGAAGATTGCAGTCACAGCACTATCTCAGCTACCAAATAATACAAAAAGGACAACGATTCATTGGACTAAAGGTTCTCTGCTCGTAATCGACAACTGGCGTGTCTTGCACGCTCGCGGCCAAACGACAGATCAAAATTCACAGCGTAAACTTTTGCGGGTATCAGTAAAATGAACAACAATGTACCACCAGCCTTGGCTTCATCTGCGCTCTATTCGAAGTCTCAGCTCTATATTCAACGCGCTTTGGTTCGGCAGGCAGCTGGAGAAACTGATGAATACCAACTGTGGGCGTCTCTCGCGCTTGAACTGTTGGGAAAGTCAGCACTCTCCAATATCCACCCTTCTCTGACCGCTGATCCACTTCACTATCAGTCACTTTTTGCGGCATCTGGGGTTAACCAAACAACCGACATTAAAACCATTACAGCCAAGACTTTGTTCGAGAGGCTACAGCATCTCGTGAAGCCGTTTGACGACAAGGTCAAGAAATTTTGCAATCAAGTCGCAAATCGTCGAAATGCAGAGCTTCATTCAGGCGACGCACCTTTTGCGGCCACGAGAACTGAAAAGTGGGAGGCAGAATACTGGTACGCTGTGGACATCATTTTGACCTTTCAAGGTCAAACATTTGAAACATGGCTAGGGGCTGATGATGCCGCGACGCCAAAAGACATTTTGGCAAACGCCAAACTAGCCAAGCTCCAATTGATCGGTGTCAGAATAGAACGGTTATGTAGTGCATTTGCGGCTCAGAACAAATCAGCCAGGCAGGAGGCGGCAACCGCCGCTGAACGACGGGACTTCGATGACTACCCACGTCTGTTTCCCTCTACTTGGGATGCGGCATGGGAGGCCCCATGCCCATCTTGTAAAGCCAAAGCTTTTGTCGTTGGAGAGTTAGTTTGCGAGGATGTTATTGACACGCAAAATGACGAATATAACGTTTGGGAAATTGTTCAAAAAGATTATTCCGGCGCTGCATTTAGGTGCCCGACATGTGGGCTTAAATTAGACGGTTACGATGAGTTAGAATTAGCTAAGCTACCGCTTGAATTTAGCGATACTGACGAACGCCAATTGGATTATGAACCTGAATACGGTAATGATTAATTCCTTGCAAATAGTAAGTCGTCGTTCAAGTGATGCGCAGCAAAGTCCGCACTACGGTCACTCGTGCAGATCGCAGCGAACGGCAGGTCACTGCCCACTGCGTAGGTCGTCCAATTGTCCAGGCGCCCTTTATTTCTTGTCGGTTTGGCGCCCGGCCCGGCAGTCACATGCACACCCGCGCCTGATCGCGCAGAACGGCGTAATCGCTTAGCATCCGGACAACGACCGCGCTCTCTGGCAGGGCAGCCACTTCGGATGCGGCGCGTGCCTGTTCGGTGACGCTGTAGAGCACCACGGGCGGACAGGGCGCTTGTACGTCAGAACTGACCGTCGCGCATCCGCTGAGCCAGAGCATCGCGATCAGGAGGGCGGCGGCTGGCGGCGTCCAGCATCTGGCGTTGGATATCATTGGTTCTCTCCGAAGTTGAAAGGCGCTCGGCCATCCGCCCCGCGTGTTCACCGGCGCGGCGAAGGTGTAGAATGAACAGGCCGATAGTAAGGGCCGCCAGAAACAAGCCCAGCGCTTTGCGCGCCGGGCCGCTGGCGACAGTGGCTGTGATCCAGCCCATCATCGCTGGCCCCGCTTCCAGTCGTCGATCCGGGCGTGGATGGCGATCGTGATACCGATCAGCGCGACGGCGATGAACACCCAGCGCAGCGTGTCGAGGTAGGGCACCAGCGGCAGGATGGCGGATTGGGTTTCGGCCAGCACGTCCTGTGCCACCTCGACCCCTTCCGCGCCGATGGTCGCCACCCCCGCCGCCCCGCCACCTTTCAGGGTGCGGCTCTCAGCCAGGGCCTCGCGAGCGGGCGAGGCTTCTGGCACAAAAGGCGTTGCGCGGGCCGTGAAGGGTTCGCCCCAGCTCCGCGCGGGACCGAGATCGATGTGCATGAAGCCCGAGCGGGGATAGGTGCCGAAACCCAGAAACCCCACAGCGCGGGCGGTGGCCTCAAAAGCCGCTGGATCGTGGTTCGACATCGCAATGTCGAACGCCGTCCCGTCCATGTGCTTGGATGCCTTCGCCCCACCCACGGCCCTGTTGTGGCTCGGGCTGCGATAGGCCGAGCGCACGATCAGCGGCTTTCCTAACCGGTTGCGCAGGGACTGCAGCTTGTCCATGGCTTCGGTGTTGATCTTGATCGCCCCGGTCCCGCGGCAGGCAATCTCGGCTGGAGAAAAGCTGGGCCAGCGCCAGGCGCTTTCAGGCACGTCGCGGAAATGGGTATAGGTCGTGGTTGGCATGATCGGTCTCCAGAAATGCAAAACCCGCCTCTGGGGCGGGTCGGTTGGGTTGGCGTCGTGTTGGAAATGGCGGTCAGTCGGTGCGGCCGCGCTGGAACGCCTCGAACATCAGATCGCGCATGGCGCGGATGTCGGTCTCGATCCGCTCCAGCCGGTCGGCATCGCCCTTGCGATCCTCAGCGCGCTGGCGGTCCACGCGGTCGCGCTCGGCCAGAAGTTCTCGGTCCAGCCGGGCCAGCATCGCGTCATTGGTGAACGCCCTGCGCGAGACGGCGGCCAACAGCGCGATGGTCCCACCGATCAGGGCAGTGATGGCGGCGGTGACGCCGTGGTCGCGCAAGGCCGCGCCGACCTCCTGCGCGAAGGAGTTACGTTCTGTCATGGTGATTTCCTTTGATGATCGTTCCTCATCCGCCCGCGAAACGGTGGCTGGTCACAGCCGTTCAGCCGACCTTGCAGCCCCAGAAGGACGTGTGGTCGGCCGCGAAGTAGCCGTCTGCGACCCGGAAATACCCTTGCAGCTCGACGGTATCGCCAGAGTTCAGCGGCACCATGGTCTGCAGCCAGATGGCGGTGGCCAGCGAGACATGGGTGGCAGAACTCTCGCCGAAGGAGCCCCGGATTTCCGTGCTGCCGTTCAGCACCAGCCGCCCGCGCATCCGGGCCGTGGCGCTGGAGTTGATCTTGTAGAGCATCGTCGCACCGAAAAGGTAGGTGCCGTCGACGGGTGCGGTGAACCGGTTGGTTCCGGCGTCGAACGCGCCCTGATCGTTATAATCGGTATTATTGAGAGCGATCTTCGTCCAGGCCCCGACACCGACATAGTTGTCGTAGTCGGTATACGCCTTGAAGCGCGGCAGCTGCGGCTGATCGACGATGCCGTTGGTGTTGTCGATAGTCAGCCCGTCGAAGAAGGTACTGCCATCGGTGGACACCGCGAGCCGAAAACTGTCCGACCCGAACAGGCCGACCAGCGCCTTTGTCAAGAAGTTGGTCTGCAGGGTCAGCCCGAGATCGCCGCCCGCAGCCTCCTTGTTCATCGTGTAGAAGAGATCGCCGTTCCCGCCTTCGGCAACGGTCTTGGCAGTCCAGAGTGCCGCGTTCAGCTTGGCCGAGAACGGGTTGGCGGCATCGGCGGTGGTGCCCAACCCGAGCAATGTGAGGTTCTGCAGGGACGCAGGAGTGGTTCCGACCCACTCGGAGCCGTTGTAAACGAGCAGCAACCCCTCATCCTCAATCCATGTCCTCCAGCCCACGCGCGGCGGCAGGCGCAACCAAGCGCCATCGGTGAACACCGCAACATTCAGATCCCACCCGGCCCAATCACCGGTTGCGCCGGAGGCGACGATGTAGCGGTCGCCATCTTCTGGAGAACCGGGTGGTGCGGTCAGATCACGGTCGAGGACGGAGAGCTGCACGAGCCCGTCGAGAAGCCGCAGCGCCTCATTGTGGGTGACGTGCTTTTGCGCCTGCGCCGCCAGAATGTAGGGCAGAGCCAAGTTGGTCGTGGCGTCGGACATGGTAGTCCTTTCAAAATGTCAGTGTGACGGTTTTGGCTGCGCCCCGCCCGATCAGGGCGGAGAGCTGATAGATACGGATGGTCAGCGTGTCACCGGGCCCAAGCAGTGCGCCCCAATCAGCGGTCTGCTGGGCGGCGGTGTAGATTGCGCTGGTCGTGCTGGTGGTCAGCGTGCGTTTGACCGTTCCGCCGTCGTGGATTTCCACCTCATAGGCCTCGCTATCCTCGGCCAAAGGAACATCGCCCGCACCCCAGGTGTCGGCGGCAAGTGATCGCGACCGGCGCGTCCAGCGGATCGTCAGGTCGCCCGGGCTGCGAGCTGTGCGCCATGGCTGTTCTAAGTGGGTCACAGAGAAGGGCCGCAGCCCAGCGCCCTCCGGCGTGAATGTGGCCGCGACAAAGGTTTCATCACTGACCGGGCGTGAGGCTGGGCCGATGCGCCAGTTCCATGGCAGACCGAGATCGGCCTCAGAAATCGGTAGTGAGGCCAAGGTGGCATCAAGCACGACCACGCGCGCGCCGGTCGGCACGACGCTGACGACCGCGTTTTCTGTCCCGCGCTGACCACGCAGCAGCCGGGTCAGGCGATATCGTCCCGGCGCGATCAGCTCTGCCGCCCCCGCTTGGACGATTTCCCATTGCCCGGGATCAGTTTCCACCGCCAGCGCATTGGCCCCGCCCAAGAGCGAGATGTCGGTGACGCTCTCCAATGTGCCCGAGAACAGATCGACCACCAGCGCATTGCCAAGATCAAAGCGCGACACCGGTCCGGCATAGAAGCTTTCCGCCAGCACGCCCATGCTCGCACGCGTGCCAAATGCGCTCAGCAGTGCAAATCCATCCGTCGCCGCACTGCGATACACCGCCATTTCGCCGGGCCATGGCTTTGCGTGGGCGGCAATGAGCGGCCGGTGCGCAGGATGATCCTCGCGCAGTTGTGGCAGGTCAAGCAGGATCACATCAGGCGTGCCGAAGACCGTCGGCGTCGACAATGATGCAGGGCGGGACGCGCCGGGCGGGAGATCGTAAACGGCTCGGTCCTGTCGCACGGCATCGATGCTGCGCAGATCCGAGTCTGCGATGGACACCAGCCGCATCTCGGTCAGGCGGCCGTCATGATCGAGCAGGATCACGTCGCACGGATCCAGTGCCAGCCGTGAGGGTGGAAGCCGGAATACGGCACTTTCCCGCCCCACCCACGCCTCCATCAGCGCACGACGGCAGCGGCGTTCGGCCTCTTCTGGCGGCACTGCCATCGGGAAGGCCTCGGAAGCGATGCGTGTGGTATCGACGGTGATGCGCCGTGCTTCGACTTGGGCCGCGTCATAATCCTCGTCAGCCCGCGCGACTTGCCATTTGAGAGCCTGCGGCAGTTCGGTTTCCTGCGCGCGGGTCAATTCCATGATGTCACCCTGCGCGGAGGTGGAGGCGACCATCGCGTCTGGGGCGATCGTTGAAGTCGCAATCCGGCCACGCATCAGAAACCGGATGCGGCCCTCACTCTCGACGGCATCAAAGCCGAAGTGGCGAGCCAGCGTCGAGATCGACGCGCGCGGGGCTTCCAATGCTGAGATGACATAACCCTCGACCGCGCCCCAAAGCCCGGAAACGTCGATATGAGATTCCGGCATTCCGGCGCGCAGGCAAAGGTGGCGAACGAGAGCGGCAAGCGATATGGCCCCGAGCCGCCCGGTCAGCCAGTGACCGCGCCGCCAGTTCGGGCCGTCGGTCCAGACAGTGGTGAGTTCTGGAAAGAACGGATAGGGCCGCGCGTCCCAGGTCCACGCGGCGCATTCCGGCACATGCACCATGCGCGCGCTGGTCACCGTCGAGATTGGGTTGTTGGCCGGGTCGGCCCAGAACAGGTAGGTGGCCTCAAGATAGGCGCGTTGGATCGCATCATCGCGCCAGCCCCGCGAAAAGTAGGGTATGAAGCTTTCCGAGGACTTTGGGTCAAAAAACACATTCGGCTGGTTGGTGCCGCGGTCGATGGCCGGGCAGCCGAGCTCGGTAAACCAGATCGGTTTTGATTGCGGTACCCATGCTGTCGGCGTTCCGCTTTCCACGCCACCCGGCCGGTTGAAATGCGGGTTCGACCACCAGGCCTGCAGATCCTTGAAGCGGAACACCCATGGCTTCGCGACTGCGCCATCGGTGATGGGTGTGCGAAGCTGTGCAGCGCGATCAGACGGGTTGGCATAGAACCACTCAAATCCCTCACCGCCGTTGATGTTCGACTGCAGGTAGGCACGGTCGTAGATCGCAGGCGCCAGCGTGGCATCGGCATGGTCAAAGCCGTCGCGCCAATCCGAGAGCGGCATGTAGTTGTCGATGCCGATGAAATCGATATTGGCGTCTGCCCAGAGTGGGTCGAGGTGGAAGAACACATCGCCGCTGCCGTCGCCCGGCTGATGGCCAAAATATTCCGACCAGTCGGCGGCGTAGCTGATCTTGGTGCCCGGTCCGAGTATCGACCGCACGGCCGCTGCCAGATCGCGGTAGGCCTGCACCGCCGGATAGGTCGCGGCCCCGCTGCGGATCGTGGTCAGGCCGGGCATCTCGGTGCCGATCAGGAAGGCGTCCACTCCACCTGCCGCTTTGCACAGTTGGGCGTAGTGCAGCACCATGCGGCGCAAGCCCCACTCACCGACCGGGCCGGTCCATGTGACCACCCCGCCGGAAACGCTGAAGTTGGCGGGTGTCGCAGTGCCAAACATGGCCGTGACCTGCGTGGTTGCCGAGGCGGTTTTGTCCACCGTCCCGGCATAGCCTGCTGCCGGGGAACAGGTGATGCGTCCGCGCCAAGGGAAGCTGGGCTGCCCGGTCGTCACCGCACTGTCTGAATAGGGGTTCGCCAGCACGTTACCGGGCGGCACATCCATGAGGACGAACGGATAGAAGGTCACGCGCAGCCCGCGCGCTTTCATCTCCCTGATCGCCTGCACCACCGCGAAGTCCGCCGGGGTGCCACCATAGACCGGGCGGTCCTCGCCGTCGCGGCTGACCAGAACCGCATTGGTGCGGCTGACGCCATTCACCGACCAGGCCGAAGGGGTCGTAGATTTGGCCGCAACCTCGACGCCGGGACGGACCTTGCAGGATCCTGCGCGCAAATCATCGCCGAACCATGCCACCACAAGGCTGACGCTTTCGACCGCCGGTGCCATGGATTGCAAACGATCCAGTGCCACGACGATATCGGCGGTGTCTGAAATGGCATTCAGGTTCTCGGCGACGGTTGCGCCACCGGTGCCAGTGGTTTTCTTGACTGGTGCGGTCGCATAGCTGAACTCTCCCGAGGCTGGGATCAGCGTGACGGCTTTGACCAACCCCTCGGCGGTGTCGGCATCAGCCAGCGGCCTGAACACCTCAAAACTGATCTGCGGCAGACGGTTGCCGAAGGCGCTGAGGTCCAGTTCCTCGAACACCACATAGGCGGTGCCGCGATAGGCAGGCGTGTTGGCGGACCCCATCTTAGCCGAAATGAACGGGTCCGGGCCCTGTGTCTCGTCACCCGAATACCAGCGCCAGGTGACGCCGGTCATATCCATCGGTTTGCCGTCGGCCCAGACGCGGCCGATGCCGGTGATCTCGCCCTCGCACAAGGCGACGGCAAAGCTGGCGGAGTACAAATACTCGGTCGTCTTGACCTTGCCGCCCCCGCCACCCTTGCCGCCGCCTTGGGTCGTGCTCTTTGTCTCCTCCCGGAAATCGGTGGCCCAGATGATATTGCCGCCAATGCGCATCCGGCCAAAGAGGCGCGGGATCACGGCCCCTTCGGTCGCGGAGGTGATGCGCAACCCGTCGAGCCGCGCGCCCTCAATGCGTTGGGCGGGCGCGAGGGACGACACGATCCAACTGTCGACCAGCGACCCTACGCTCGATCCGATAAAGCCACCGATGGTGACGGCGCTTATGCCAAGCAGGTTGCCGCCGATGGAACCACCGATCGCGGAACCAACCGCGCCGAGAACGAGCGTTGCCATGTGAGGACTTTCAGATGCTGCCGGAGGGCGGGAACAGGAAGGCGAAGGCAATGCGCCGCCGCCAGGCAGGGGTCAGGACTTCCTCGACGACGCCAAGGCGCTCGTAGGAATGGATGAAACTGTCAGGCGTGGTCAGGATCCCGACATGCTTGGCGATGGCGCGCGGGGCCATGCGGAACAGGACCAGCGCGCCGGGACCGACATCACTCATTACAATCGGGATCAACATCGATGCGGCACCATCCGCCAGCACCTCGCGCGGCCCAGTTTCACCCCAATCACGGCTGTAAGGCGGGATCGGGAAAGGTTCGTTCCCGACCACGTCGCGCCAGACGCCGCGTGCAAGGCCAAGGCAGTCGCAGCCGACCCCGCGCAGACTCGCCTGATCGTGATAGGGCGTGCCCAGCCAGCTTCGCGCTATGGCGACAACGAGGACGGGATCAGCGGTCATTACAACACGCCACCTTCATGGCCGCCGTCTTGGCTGGCATAGCGCAACACGGCATCCTGCCCCGGGATGTTGGGAAATCCGCGAAAGTTAGCGGTGTTGGCGAACTTCGCCCCACAGGTGGCGATGCGCTTGTCGCAGCCAGCGCGGGCAATGAAGCCGTCGCCCTCGGTGATAGGACGCACAGGCGCTTCCAGCAGGGTCAGGGTCGCGATGTTGTCTGCCAGATCATGCGCCAGCACCTCGGTGATGCGACCTGCATTTGCTCCGCTGGTCCAGGTGACTGTTCCGGATGTGAACCAACCAGCGTTAAAGCCGGATAAACCAGACGCCATGAACGCTCGGTCGCGCAGCAGATCAGTGACCACGCCGAACCCCTTGTAGACAGCGTTTTCCAGATTGATCCCGCAACGCGCATCGCCCAGCGCCGCATCACACCCCGCCTGAAACGTCCGCCCGACGGTCTGGCCAAGGATATGCGCCAGTGACCGGACCTCGGCCACGAATGCCATGCGGCCGCGCCGGATTTGCCCCACTGCACCGCGCCGCAGCAGCACCCGCTGGCTGGTGTCGGACCAGTTCACTCGCCAGAGCTCGACCGCAGCGTTGTCCCAGCGACCGTCGAGAATGTCGGTCTCGGTGATCCTGTCCGAGGTCAGCACGCCGCTCGCGTCCTGCGCATCGACGGCCAGATCGGAGCCTGAGCGAATTTCCGAGGCGGCAAACCCGCTTTCAGGCTCAAACTCGGTGCCGTCAAAGCTGAAGGCGCGATCATGATCGGTGAAGCCCAGCGCCACGCCGTCCGCCCGCGAAATCCGCCAGCACCAGGACAAGGTGGTGGTGCCATCGTCCAGATGGGCCTGCAGCGCAGGGGAGAGCGATTTCATCTGCGGATCTCCAGCAGTGGGATGGAGGTGATCGAGCCCAGCCGTTCAACATCAAGGGTGACGTCGAGCATGTCGGTGTCGAAGCGGACGGGCACGTCGAATTCGAAGCCTGTCGTGATTGCGACACCCGCACCGGGGGCGGTATTGAAGATCACGCTGCCGGTCGTGGTATCGATGCTCCAGCTGGTCATCTGCTCAACCGCATTCAGGGCAAGACGGACGCTGCCTGCAACCGGTTTGGCGATGGTGCGGGTCCAGCTTTGCGCGCCGGAAGTGTACCGCTTCAGGAGGCCGAAGGTGGTGACCGCACCATTTCCAGTGCCGATGGGCTGGTCGGTCGGGGCCACGGCCTGCGACGGCAGGCAGGATTTGTAATCCGCCCAATCCTTGTAGCGGAACCCGTGCAGGCGGCCGTTCCGGGCCTCGAAGAAGGCGACGACCGCCGCCAGATCGTCAGCGCGGCGGATGCCGTAGGCGACGTCAAACCGCCTCCGGCTGTTGGCCCAGCTGGCATTACGTTCCTCGTCGCCGGATGCCAGTTCAACGATCTGGGTGCGTCGTTCCGGGCCGCCCCGCGCGCCGCGACTGATGTTGTCGGGAAACCGAACCTCGTGAAACGCCATTACATGCCCCTTCGGCCCAGCGACACGGCGCGGGCGATGTCGGCCGCCACCTGCGTGCGCGATTGCCGGAAGCTTTCGGCATCACGCGCGTTGATTGTGACGGAGATATTCGGTGCAACGCTCTGTCCTTGGCCGTAGCCAGCGGCTTCCCGACGCGACAGCACCCGCTCGCCGCGCTGCAGGATCGCCGGAACCTCGTCTGGTTTGATGCCTGCCCAGCCACCGGAATGCATACGCGGGGCACCGGCGAAGGCCATGGCTGGCACCATGCGTCCCGGGCCGGGCGATCCGACCGTGCCACCAGAATGCAGGATATCCGCGAACAATCCACCTGCACCGCCCAGCGCGCCGGAGAGCGCATTGGCGATGGGACCAAGGATGAAGCGCCGCGCCGCCAGCTTGGCCAGATCGGCGATCATCGAGGTGACGAGGTCGCGAAAATCCAGTTTGCCGGTTTTGACAAAGGTGGCCACGGCGTTCTCGGCGCTTTGGAATGCACCGACCAGTGTCTGGCCGATATCGCCGCCAATATCACGGGCCTTGGCGGCATAGTCGGCGAGCGCTGCGGTGACGGCAGCCCAGCCTGTTGCGGCTTGCTCTGCGCCCTCGGCTGCTGCCGCCCCGGCAGCGCGCGCGGCAGCTCCTGCACCACCGGCAGCGGCGGCAGTCTCGTCCAATTCCAGCCCGAGCGCATCCGCCGAGGCCGCAGCATCGGCCAGTGCGGCTTCAGCCTCCGCCCCGCTGCCGGTCACGGCGTCGCGCAGGGCTTGCCAGCTGGCCAACGGTCGACCAGCGGCATCTGCCAGCATGCCTGCCGCTTCGCGGTAACCATCGGCGCGGTTGCGGGCGTCGTCGGCCATTGTGCCGAGACCGAGGTCAGGTGGTTCCAGATAGGTGCGCGACAGCGCGGCGGAGAAGGCATCGGCTGCGGCGGCACCCGCTGCGGTTGCCGCACCCTCGAACGGGTTGCCGATCCGCGCCAGTTCCAAGGGATCCAGCGTGCCGATCCTGACGCCACCTTCACCTGTTGCCCATTCCGGCAGCAGCGCCAGAGCGGCGTTCAATCCGTTGATGAAAGTGTTGATCCGGGTGACGACACCGTTCAGCATCGCCTCGACGCCGGAGATCAACCCATTTGCGGCCTGAAACGCGAAGTCGCCGATGGCACCGGGCAGACTGCCCCAGATCGCCACGGCTGCATCATAGGCCCCTTGGAAGATGGCCGCCGTCCGGTCGCCGAAGCTGACGACGCCGGTGATGGCACCGTCGAGCGCAGTCAGCGCCGTGGCTTTTAACACCTCCAAGCCTGCCGCCATTCGTGCCAGTGCCGCGTCAAGCGCGAGACCTATGCGGCCCCAGACCTCGGACGCGAGGTCAGACAGCAGTCGAAACGCCTCTCCAACGCCGCCGACCCGTTCGACGAGCCGGGTGAACTGATAGACCAGCTCGCCAGCGCCGACGATCAGCGCGCCGATGCCGGTGCGGATCAGCGCCCCGCGCAGGAAGACGAGGGCTGTTGCCAGCCCGCGCACGGAGAGGGCAGCCGCCGCCATGCCCGCCACCCAGCGCCCGGCCATAATGCCCGCGAAAGTCGCGGCATAGGTGGTCAGCCGCCCGAGGTTGTCGAACAGCGCCTTGATCGCGATACCCAGTGGCCCGGTGCGGCTGGCAATCGCCGCCATGGCGTTGGCCACTGCCTCCAACGCAGGCGCAGCGGCGACAGCAAGCTGGTTCGACAGTCCGCGCCAGATCAGGCCGAGACGCGAGATCGCGTCATTGGTGCGTTCGATCTGATCGGCGTCAGCTTCGGAAACGACAACCCCGAAGGCAAGCACATCCTCGGTCGCCTGGCGCAGTGTCGCCGTGTCGATCCTGGTGAACACCAGCGCCGCGCGGTCGCCGAAGAGCTGCGAGGCCACCGCCGCGCGTTCGGCCTCGGGGACAAACTGCCCCAGCGCCTCCTGAATGGCCGCGATGCGCGCATCGAGCGGCAGGCGCTGCAACTCCTCGGCCGAGAGGTGCAGGCGGTCCAGGGCATCGACCGCTGGTCCGGTTCCGGCGGCCGCCTGGCTCAGCCGCCGCGTCAGTTGCACGGTGGCTTGCTCGACCTGACCCATCGACACGCCAGCCAGATCGCCCGCCCGCTCCAGCACCTGAAGGCTGGCGACCGTCGTGCCGAGAGATTGTGCCATCTTGGCCTGCGCATCGACGGTCTGCAGGCCAGAACGGATCATCGCAACGCTTGCTGCCGCCAGCGCTGCAGTTGCAGCAGCTGCGGCAAGCGTGGCGCGGCGGGCGAAAGCGGCAACGCGCGCATTCGCCATGTCCATCTCGCGCGACAGCCGCCCGAACCCGCGCGCCCCGGCATCACCCACACCTTCCAGCTCGGCGCGGACCTGGCGGCCGCCTTCCGCCACGAGGCGGACGGATACGCGTTTTTCAGCCATCGCGGCTTCCTTCCATTTGTTCGTTCAGTTTGCGCACCATGACCGCCTCGATCTCGGGCAGCAGCTCGGCGGCGATCAGTGTGTTGATGCCCAGCGCCTGGGCGAGGGCTAAGGCTGCGCCCATGTCCCAGCCGAGGACCGCGCCGGGGATGACCCGCAGCTGGCCACCAAGGCGGCCGACCAGATCCCAGATCTGCCAGCCTTCCTGCGTCTGCGGCCTGTTCAGTCTTGCGGGGCAGTCGGGGCAGATGCCCCCGCGGCCCTCGCAGGGTGTGCAGGCCGCGCAGTAGCGGTCGCCCCCGCCGAAGGACCAGTCGGCGAGGGCGCGGAGACGTTTTTTTCCGCGTCCAGGATCAGGCCACGTGCGACGTATTGGGTCTGGAACGCTTCGAAGACCGGCCAGATTTCCAGAAGGGCGTCGATGCCTTCGGGGGTGACGGGCACAACTGTGCCCATGGTATCGCCCACGCCCTCCCAATCCAGCACCGCGCGGCGGGCCACGGACTTGGCCATGGCCAGAGCCAGTTCCTCTTGGGAAGCACCATCGGGCAGTGCCTCGATGGCGGGATCGGCGCGGGCTGACACCATCAGGGCGGTGGTCAGGGGGGCCACCAGCAGGCGCAGGCCGGGGGCGAGGTCCAGCCATTGTGGCGTGGCGGTCAGGTTCAGACGGATCATCAGTATGCCTCGATATCGTTGATCAGGGTTGCGGTGCACATGCGGGCGGGGCTGGCAGCTTTCGCCGCTTGCCAGTC